TATTGGTATAGCTGTTGATGTAGACGCAGGCAAAATATGGTTTGCAAAAAATAATACATGGCAAGCTAGTGGTGATCCCGCAACTGGCGCAAATCCAAGGTATTCAAATTTAAATGGCTACGCTATTACACCATCTGCGGGTAATAACACCACACTCGATTCCGCTGCATTAAATTGTGGTCAACGCCCTTTTACCTACACACCCCCCACAGGCTTTGTAGCCCTGAATACATACAACTTGCCGACAAGCACCATCGTCAAGGGCAACACGGTGATGGATGCGACCTTGTACACGGGTACGCTGCTGTCTAACGCCATTACCAACGCTGCATCGTTTAAGCCTGACCTTGTTTGGGTTAAATCGCGCTCGGCTGCTACTGGGCATAAATTGACAGATTCGGTACGAGGCGTGACCAAGGCTTTGCTATCAAACTCTGCGAATCCTGAAACAACTGATACTCAAGGCTTGACTGCGTTTAACACTAACGGATTTACTGTTGGCACAGATACCGTTTATAACAACTTGGCGGCTACTTACGTTGCATGGCAATGGCAAGCAGGGCAAGGTTCGTCAGGGTCAAACACCAACGGTTCAATTACAAGTTCAGTAAGCGTTAATGCATCTGCGGGCTTTAGTGTAGTGACATATACGGGTACAGGTGCTAATGCAACTGTTGGACATGGGTTGGGTGTTGCGCCTAGTTTGATTCTTATAAAACGAAGAAATACTGCGGCAGATTGGGTTGTTTATCATTCATCTGTTGGAAATACATCTGCATTATTTCTTGATTCAAGTGTTGCGGCAAGCGCGAACTCTGTTTACTTTAATAACACATCACCAACGTCATCTGTATTTTCTATTGGTACTGCGGTCGGTGTTAATAGCGCAAGCGATACTTACGTTGCGTATTGTTGGGCAGCTATAGGTGGGCTTTCTGCTTTTGGTAGTTATACGGGCAATGATTCCAATGACGGCCCGTTTGCATATCTTGGTTTTAGGCCTAAATTTGTAATGTTTAAAGCCTCAAGCATAGGCAGTTCATGGATTATTTTAGATAGCGCACGCGACTCATATAACGTAGACCAGTATGGTCTTGCGCCTGATAACGCTAACGCTGAATCAACATATAGCGGTTTAGCACAAGCTGACTTTTTATCTAATGGTTTTAAAATTCGTGCTAACAACACAAATATATACTGGAATAATTCATCCGGCAGCACAGTAGTTTATATGGCGTGGGCCGAAAACCCATTCAAAAATAGTTTAGCGAGGTAGTCATGTTTGCAATAATCTCCAACGGCGTTATCGCCCTCCTAGTACCCGCTGGCACAGCCTTTGAGTGGGATGGACTTCAGTACGCCCAAAACTGGTGCAACCTGTCTAGCCCTGAAGAAAAGGCGGCTATCGGCATGGTTGATGTGGTGTACGGTCAATATCCTAACGACCAATACTACTGGGTCAGCCAAGACGCACCTGTCTACAACGGTACGGTAGTCGAGATCAACTACACCGCAATGCCAAAAGACTTGTTTGAGTGCCAGATGCAAGCGGTCAACGCTGTGCAAGCGCAAGCGTACTCAATCTTGCAGCCTAGCGATTGGATGGTAGTTAAAGGTTACGAAACAAAGTCTGCAATCTCACCCGCATGGAACACATGGCGTGAAGATATTCGCGCCCAATGCAGAGCGCAGGTCATTGCAATTAACGGCTGCACAACGGTTGATCAGTTAGCTGCCCTGCCGCCTGTGCAATGGGAACCAGACCCTAATCAACCAAAAACACCAACCACTCCTACGGTGACACCATGAACATCTCAACCGATTTAATCAACGCGGTCTTGAACTACTTAGGCAACCGGCCTTACGTTGAGGTCGCAAACCTCATCACAGCCATTCAGGCTGAAGCTGCAAAGTCGGTTGAACCTGTTCAAGAATAGTCTTTGCATACTGGGGGCAATATTATTGCTTCCGGTTATTTTAATTGTTAGCACAGCTTTAATACCTTGGATGCTATTGGCATTTTGGAGAAAGTAATGGATTGGCAGAACGTTATCAACTTGGTTTTTGGTGTGGCTTTACCTGTAGCGGGTTGGTTGTTTCGCCAATTGTGGGATGCTGTGCAAAAGCTCAAAGATGACATCAAGAAGATTGAAATTGATTTGCCAACCAGTTACGTTAAGAAAACAGAGTTGGAATCTCAGTACAACAAGATTGAAGCCATGCTTGAGAAGATATTTGATAAGTTAGAGCAAAAGGTGGACAAATAATGGATCCGATTAGCGCCCTGTTAAACATTGGCAATACGCTTATTAACAAGCTATTCCCCGACCCCGCACAAGCGGCTCAAGCGCAGTTAGCTTTGCTTAAAATGCAGCAAGATGGTGAGTTGGCTGCAATCAGCGGGCAGATGGAAATTAACAAAATTGAAGCCGGCTCAAGCAGCGTGTTCGTCGCGGGATGGCGTCCATTTGCGGGTTGGGTATGCGGTATTGGTCTAGCATATGTATCAATCATAGAGCCTGTTGCAAGGCTGGTAGCTACCTTTGTGGGCTACACAGGCGACTTCCCTGCTATCGACACTACGCTAACCATGCAAGTGCTATTAGGTATGCTCGGGATGGGCGGCTTGCGCACCTTAGATAAGATTAAAGGTGTAGCTGCAAAATGAATAAAAACTGGAAACAAGCATTTGAACAGATGCTCAAGTCGGAAAGCGGTTTTTCTGATGACGAGCATGACAACGGTAACAAGTTACCAGATGGGCGTAAAGGCTCGACCATGCTTGGCGTGACTCAATACAACTGGGAGGCGCACGTTGGGCATCAAGTGACCCACGGCGATATGCGTAAGTTAACCCCTGCGGATGTTGAACCCCTGTACAAGAAGAAGTATTGGGACGCTGTAAGGGCGGATGAGCTACCCTCTGGGATTGACTACATGGTCTTTGATATGGGCGTGAACGCCGGTCCGGGTCGCTCTATTAAGCTACTACAAACTGCTTTGCACGTACCTAATGATGGCGCACTAGGGCCAATCACTCTGTCCGCTGTTTGGGCGGCTGACCCTACTGAACTGATTGAAAAATTTAGTTTTTGGAAAGAACAATTTTATCGTGGTCTTGATAATTTCCCTGTATATGGTGAAGGGTGGCTTAATCGTGTCGCAGCAGTTAAACTGAAAGCCTCAAGTATGCTTGGGTAGATCATGGCTCTTGTCAAACTCGCACTTAAACCCGGCGTTAACAAAGAAAATACTCGCTATACAAGCGAGACGGGTTGGTACGTCTGCGACAAGATTCGTTTTCGGCAAGGCACACCTGAGTCTATTGGCGGCTGGGTTAGGATTTCGGCGTACACTTTCCAAGGCATTTGCCGTTCTTTATGGAATTGGATCACACTCGGTGGTGCAAACCTAATGGCGGTTGGCACAAACCTGAAGTATTACATTGAAAATGGTGGGTTGTACTATGACATTACGCCTATTCGCAAGACTACGACTGGCACGGCAACGTTTGCAGCGACTAATGGGTCGGCGGTTCTAACTGTCACAGATACCGCGCACGGGTTGGTTGTGGGCGATTTTGTAACTTATACGCTTGCCGTGTCGTTAGGCGGTGCAATTACTGCTACGGTGCTGAACCAAGAGTACCAAATCGTCTCCGTCCCAACGGCAAACACTTATACCATTAACGTCACGACTCTAGCCAATGCAAGCGATACAGGCAACGGTGGCGGAGCTACAGTAGCCCAGTACCAGATCAATGTAGGTCCTGAAATTCAAATCCCGTTAGTTGGGTGGGGCGCAGGATCGTGGGGTTCTGGCACATGGGGTGCGGGTGGCTCTTCAAAGGTTTCATTGCGGCTATGGTCAGAAAATAATTTTGGTGAAGATTTAGTGTTTGGACCCCGTGGTGGCGCTATGTATTACTGGAAAGCCTCTACTGGGTTAACCGTGCGGGGCGTGCCTGTAACGGGAATGACGGGTGCATCTGATGTGCCAGTGATCCAAAACTACATCCTAGTCTCTGACGTCTCGCGGTTTGTGTTTGCTTTTGGGGCTAATGATTTAGGTACTGCAACGCAAGACCCTTTGCTCATTCGTTGGTCAGACCAAGAATCGGTTGTGAACTGGACACCTGCGCCGACCAATCAAGCGGGTAGTTTGCGGATTTCGCATGGCTCGTCTATTCAAACTGCGTTGCAAGTGCGCCAAGAGATTCTAGTCTTTACCGATACGGCGATGTATTCAATGCAATACGTGGGTGCGCCGATTGTATGGAGCGCGACTCTGCTTGGTGACAACGTGTCGTGTATTGGACCAAATGCCGTGTCCTTGGCATCGGGTGTAACGTACTGGATGGGCGTTGATAAATTTTATCTATACGATGGTACGGTGCAAACTTTAAATTGTGATTTGCGCCAATACATTTTTAGTGACATTAACTTGCAGCAAGCCTACCAAGTCTTCTCAAGCACAAGCGAAGCTTTTAACGAAGTCTGGTGGTTTTATTGCTCGTTAAATTCTACAACTATTGATAAGTACGTTGTGTATAACTACCTAGAAAAAGTCTGGTATTACGGCACAATGGCGCGTACGGCTTGGATTGATAGCGGTACACGACCACAACCTGTTGCGGCAACGTATCTTAAAAACTTGGTCAATCATGAAATCGGCGTGGATAACGGCGAAACCGCTACGCTTACAGCCATCAATTCGTATATTGAATCGGCAGAGTGGGACCCCCAAGACGGGCAAAAATTCTCGTTCATCTACCGCATGCTGCCAGACATTACGTTTAGGGCATCGGACACGGGCAATAGCCCACAAGTCACAATGACTATTATCCCCATGAAAAACGCCGGATCAGGTTATAACGATCCACAGTCTTTGGGCGGCAGTAGTAATGCAACAGTCGTACGTACCGCTGTCGTGCCAATTGAGGCTTTCACGGGGCAGGTG